TGGCGATGCTATCACTGCTAATACCTTTACTGCAACTGATGCTAATGGAAATGTAAGTAATCCTATTCCTAGTGTGGGAAATAGTGGCATATATTTTCCTGCTCCTACAATAACAACAACTTATACGTATACAGCAACTAATGCCAATGGGACATCTACCGCAAGTGTAACAATTACAGTCGAAGATGATTTTCCAGTAGTAACTCTTACTTCGGATGATGCTGATAATACAATTATTTCTGGTGGAGTTCCTGAATCTGTAACACTTACGTGGTCTGCTACTGCAAATACTACTATTAGCAATACTACAATGACTGGTGTTACTAGTCCTGGCACATCTGGCAGCGTAACAGTAAGTCCCACATCTACAACAACTTATACATTTTTAGCAACAACTGCTACCGGAACACGTACAGCAAGTGTAACTATTACCGTTAATATTAGACCAATAATTACATTAACCTCAAATACATCAACAATATCAGCAGGACAAACTGTTAATTTAAACTGGACTACAACTGGGAGTGCGGATAGTATAGTTTGGTCTTCTGGTTTTCCTGCTCCTTCAATTGGAAGTGGAGTTATTAACGGATCTGCATCGGTTGCTCCTACAAACTCACAGCAATATTGTGTTTATGCTACTGGACCTGGTGGAGTTAGTGATGCTAAATGTGTTTCAATAAATGTTATACAGATAGACACTAGCATAACTGATTATGATCAATCATTTTCCAACGATACTACTGTTAATATTCCTTCTTATGCTATTAATGTTAGTGTAGATATCTCAGCTGCAAGTGGTACAAATGGCGGTACTGATGATGGTGGTGCTTCTGGTCCTGGTGGCGGTGGAAGAAGGGCGACATTCTATTTTGCTGATTATGTTGCGAGGACATTTACTTTAAGATTGGGCAATCAAGGATCAGCTGGATTTGGATGTGTTGCTGGTAGTGGAGCCGGAACAGGAGGAAGTTCTAATGTAGCTCGTGGAGGAAACGGTGGCACTTCTGGTCCTTCTGGATGCTCCGGTGGTGGTGGAGGTGGTGGAGGTGCCAGCGGCATTTACGACTCCGTTAAAAATGGTTGGGTTGCTATTGTAGGTGGAGGCGGCGGCGGTGGCGGTGCTTCATGGAAGGTTAGTGCTACCGGTGGCACTACGGGAACAGGAATGAACACTGGAAATGTAAACAATATCAGTGTTGGTAATGTTGGTTCTGCGTGCCCTACTGACGGCGGAGGCGGCGGTGGCGGCGGAGGTGGAGCTGCTGGTGGCGCTGGAGGAAACTTTGGACTTGACAAAAATAGAGGAGGTGCTGGTGGTCGTGGTGGACAATCTGCTTATGATAACAGTTATTGTAGTTTTAATTACAACTCTGGATCACAAAATTTTGGTGATGGATCTGCTAGAGTAAGATGGAATATAGGTGCGCCTACTATCGATAGTTTTACTGTTAGTCCTTCGCCTATCATTGCAGGGCAGAGCACAAGATTAACATGGACATCTACAAATTCTCTTACCGGTAGTATTAATAATGGTGTTAATGCAATTACTGTTCCTAATAGTTTTATAGATGTCTTTCCTGGTGATGATACAACATATACATTAACTGTTATTGGTTATGGTGGATTGACAGATACTGCTAATGTATCTGTTGTGGTTTACATTCCACCCGAACTTATTCTCGTTTTAAATAGTCCATCTATTATTGTTAATGGTAGTACAAATCTTTCTTGGAGTGTCACTGGAGATGGTGATGCTTTATATTGGGTTGCTGGTGGTATCACAAATACAAATTTAGATAGTACTACATCTCTTAGTCCATCTGTTACTACAACTTATACTGGATATGTTACTGGTCTTGGTGGTGTTTCTCCACAAGCATCTGTAACATTAATTGTATATTATCCTCCAACTTTAATTGTAGATTATCCTGCAGTAATTGATTACGGTCAGCAAGCAACAATTGAATATGAAGGAGATTATGCAAATACATCAGTAACATTGTCTGCTACTTACAATTATGATTTTGTTGCTAATACCACTGATCCTATTACAAATTTAAATGTAGCATCTTCTGCTGAATTTGGACCCGATTCTTCTTATGGTGGAGTTTATAATACAAATATTGTTTATAATGATAGAGGACCACTTAGTGTAACTTATGTTATTACCGCTAACGGCAATGGCGGAGCAACGACTGAAGCGTTTACAGTTTTAATTAATGTTGATAGAACACCAGATAATTTAGACATTGATGAGACTGATGATCTTTTAAAAGATGCTGATCCTGTATATACACCAGAAACAGAAGTATTATCTGAGATGTATTATATTGATGATATTGATATGAAGGTGGAGGTTAAGTCAAATACTCCTATATTAGTCGATTTAAATGCAAATGAACAATGGACTAAACTAAGACAAATTGGTACAGCACCGGCAGTTCAGGGAAATTCTGTAGGTGGCAATTCAATGCCAACAAAACCAGGAGTGTATTATATCAAACCAAGGTCTTTACAAACTGAAGCACCTCTAATTGCAAAATCTAACCTATCAGCGGTCGAAGCAGCAAAACTTGTTACATGTGTATCTGTTATTGATGAAACTGGTGGTAGTGCATATAATAATTTGGGATTATTAAATTCTATTTGGCAACAAAGTCCACCAGTTATTGGTGGATCTTTATCTAATCGCAGAGGATTTAGAACCGCATTTCCATATAGAACATTTTATCTTTTGGATCCACAAGGTTCGGGACAGGGTGGTATTGACGTACCTACTAACTTCCCAGGTGATCCTAATGCATATGGACCAATTCGTGTAAATCGCGATGAAGGAAATACTGGTAGTAGATCTGATTGGTTTACCATTTGTAATTTTCAGAGTCTTCCATATGGAACAATTGTTTCTATCTGGATCGATATTTCGGGTTCGATGGATCTCGACACAGTGCGAGCATCATATAATTATTTTCTTGCAAGATGTGCTTCTGCTGGTATTGAAATTGTATTGACTCTAAGTGATACTGGTGAAAGATATATTGATGGGCATATTGTGTATCTTCCTCCTAGTGCTAACTTTACAGCAGTAGATGCTAATGGAAATACCTCAAATATTGAAGTTATTTCAGGATCTTCTGTCACATTGAGTTGGATTGTATTTGGTGATGTCAACACTTTATCTATTACACCGGGAGTATTGAATGTTACACCTTCTTTTAATGATTTTGTAGATTCTGCAGTAGTTAATCCTACATCAGATACAACATATATTTTAAGTGCAACCGGTCCAGCTGGATCAACCACGAGACAAATTACTATTTCTGTATTAATTCCTCCTACTATTTCTATTACATCTAGTCAAGGATTATCAATTATTACTGGAAATTGCACAACTCTTTCTTGGGTTGTAAGTGGTGATGGAAATAGTGTTTCGTGGACACAAGGTGGTATCGCAAATACAAATAAAGAAAGTTCTGAATCTGTGTGTCCCAATGACACCACAACATATTGTGCTGTTGCTAGTGGTCCTGGTGGAGTTTCTCCAGAAACTTGTATTACGATAACTGTATATCAAATTCCAACTGCTAGCATTACTGTTCCAGCAGTCATAGATTATGATAATAACTTTACTATTGATTATGAAACACAATATGCAAATACTAGCATTCAGATAACTCCAACATACACATATCTTAATGGTACTGTTGTAACGGGAACAACAATCAGTAGAACTGCTGCAACTAGTGCAGAAATTAATGGTGGTGCTGGTGGAACTGTTAGTGATACTATAGCAAATGGAACAGGTGTTCCAATTACAGTCCCATGGAATAATTTTGGACCATATATAGTTGATTTTTACATGGTAGCTTCAGGAAATGGTGGAACTGTTGAACTCACTGCGAGAACATTAGTTAATATAGATCAAACACCAGATAACTTTACTATTGATGAGACTGATGATCTTTTAAAAGATGCTGATCCTGTATATACACCAGAAACAGAAATATTATCTGAGATGTATTATATTGATGATATTGACATTCCTGTAGAAATTAAGGCAGATTACCCAATTAAGGTTGATATTAACAAGAATGATGATTGGGAGGACGTTAGACGAATCTAGGGTCAATAAATAATAGGACTGGGATCATAACTAAAAGGAATGACATATTCGTTTGCACCTAACGATCAACCACTTTACGTATCAGAAGGTGATTACGTACAGTTTAGGTTTATTGCACCTAATCAGTGGAACACCACTAATACTGTAACAATTAACATTGGTGATCTAGTACAGTTTTGGTTGATTACAACCATTCCTGAAGATTTTACTCCAGATCCTTTTCCATTCAATGATATTGATGAAGCGGATCTTGATGTATTTTATACTACTGATGTAGTATTTCTTCCGCCTGACGGCATACCAACTACTTCTGTAACCGGGTTAACACCAACAACTCAAGCAGCTATAGTACTTGGATCTAATCTTGGCGGTGGCATTGATAATTATGCAATGCGTATTGACTATGATGGTAATGGAACTTGGGATACGGGGTGGATTCAAAGTGGTGGAGCTATAACTGTTGAGAATGGTGCAAAAATTCAAGTTAGACTAAAATCTTCTGAGTTTAATGTACAATTTTCAAGATTGACACTTGTTATTGGTACATCTAGTGCAAGATGGGATATCTTAACTATAGCACAACCAACAAATGAACCAGAACCATTCCCAGATTTTACAGATTTAGAAGATCAACCAACAAACACATATTGTTATAGTGAGGTTATTAGACTACAGGGATTGATTGCTTCTGCTACTATTAATACTAGTGCTGCTGGTGAGTGGGCAATTTCATCGACAAATAATACTACAACAAACTCGGATGGATTTCAAGTTCTTTCTGGAGTAACTTTTAGTGGTAATAGTGGAACTGTAAACAATGGTGATTATTTACAATTAAGAATTTTAAGTTCAAACAATGCTTTATTTCCACTTTCAACCAGTCTTTCAATTGGAGATGCTGTGGATGGAGGTATTTGGACTGTAGAAACTGGTGCAAACCCTTCAACTAATCCTGCGGCATTCTCATTCCCTAATGTGTTTGATGCAATTGAAGATACACTTGTAGGATCAGAAGAACGACCAGCAAGTGGCATTACAGGATTGACAGATGGTATTCAAGTTCCTGTAACATTACTTTCCACTAATTCTACTAATGTTCGTGTCAAGAAAAATGATGATTCTGTTGGTGTATTTCCTACAACAGTGGGAAATGGTGATAGATTAACTCTTTATCTGCAATCATCACCTTCGTTTGATACTCCTTTAGACATGCTAATTCAGGTTGGTGATCGGCAGATTCCTGCATGGCAGGTAAAAACTAGTCTTGGACCAGATACTCTTGCTGACTATACTCCACCAGCAAATAGAAACAATCAAGTTCCAGGATCTTTTGTTGCTAGTTCTCCAGTCACTCCTACTGGAATTAATAGACCAATCACAATTGAAAACGTTGGTGGTTATCCAGCTTTGATTTCTATTGATTTTGATACTCCTGCAGCAGGTCCAAGAACATTTGATCCTCTTTTAAATACCTCATTCTATATTGTAATTCAAGCAGCAGATCAATTGAATACACCAGAATTTACAATAATTAGCGTTGGTGGAGATTTTGGCGTAAATCAATTTCAATGGCAAGTAACAACATATGCTACAGTTCCACCTCCATCTACTGATGCTGCCATATGGTATAGTAGAAAATCTAAAAAATTTGATGGATATCCAATTGGAACAGTTCTTCCTGTTCTGAAAGAGAGTGTGGGTAGTTATGGAGATTTAGATGGTGGAAATAATGATAGGTATCCTGGATTTGTTCCATGCGATGGTCGTTCATTAGATAAGAATGATTATTTTGAATTATATACTATTCTTGATGGAGAATATGGTGAGACTACTGACGAATTTAATGTTCCTGATTATAGAAATAGAAAATTATGTGGTGTTGGTATTGTAGATGGCACTAGAGGTAATTCAACATTTGTGCCAATTACTCCAGGATCTTCAAAAGGTATTAATGATCCTGGTGCTGAAGGTGGATTTTGGTATTTTAATAGGGTTGGTGCTCGTGGATCAGATCCTTTAGATCAAGTTCAAGGACCTCCTGGCGCTGTAGGAGGTTTAGATAGTGATTTCTTCTCTCTCGGAACAGTTAGACTAACTGGATTGGAAACACTTACTGATCAAGTTATCTTTGAAATTAATCCTACTAGTTTTGTTGCCGCACAAGTTGGAGGAATGTCTGCTATTACTGTTGCTGCCCCCACACACAATCATGCATTTATTTCTGCAGTTGTTGAAAGTGATGGTGGAGAAGCTAGTATTCCATGGAACCAACCATTAGGTAGAGGTATGATGGGTGCTGGTGTATATGGACCAACCAAGTATCCCGCCATTGGCAAAGGTGAAGGATTAAGTCCAGAAGAGAATAAAGTCGTAATTCAAAACACATGGAAATGGTTCTTTTCAGTTAAAATTGGTTCTCAGTTTCAGTTGGAATTGAAAAGATATTTTGGTAATGATTTTGATTTTGATGATTGGGCAGAAGGATTCCCTACTACTCTTCCATATAATCAAGTCATTGAAGGGTCTTTCCCCAATCAGTCAACGGAACTTGGTCCTGAAAGTGATGACCTCGCAGTTCCACCACTTCAATTTCAGACATGGTGGCTCTCTCCTTTTAGTGCTTTAGCGGGTGTAAATCTTCAAAATCGTGGAGCAAGTAACAACCCTACTACCCCTAATGGTAATACTAATAGATATTTTAGTGGTGTATTTGATACACAACCAGGTACTACTACGATTAGTCAGTATACTAGCACTGGACCTGGAACACAAACACGTACTCATAGTCATTTAATTACAGAAAATCCAGTTGGCAACCCAAATGCTGATTTTACTGGTGGTAATTTGGATGCTCTAGGTAGTAATCAATCACCACTTGGATCTGGTCTAGGTGGTGGTGTTGATGGGGCATTATTAACCTTTAATATATACTGGTCCAATAGATACGTTGTTGCCGGTGGAAAATCTCCTAATGGAGGTGGCGTCCCTGGGGACGGCGGTGGTGCCTTCTTCTCTGCAGGTGTTGGTGAGTGGTCTTATAGACAAGCAGGCGCAGCTCAGTGGAATAATCCATCGGATGAAGAAACCAGAGATGAAGATATGGTTGGTGGTTCTGGAAGTGGTATGCGTATGAGAATTACGTATCAAGCATGGCCTTCTCCTGGAGGTGGTTCTGCAAACGATACTAGAATACGTGTTGAT